ACCAACACAGTCTATAGAGCCAACAGTTACACCAACAGTTACACCAACAGTTACACCAACAGTTACACCAACAGTTACACCAACTGTGACACCAACTGTGACACCAACACAGTCTATAGAGCCTTCTGTGACACCAACTGTGACACCAAGTTTGTCATATGTATTAGCATGCAATTATATTCCACCAAACGGTGACGATGTAGGTGGAAATGTGACAACCGGTTATACACCACCGAACGGTGATGATGTAGGTGGAAACTTATGTTGATCTAACATAAATATATGGAAAATCTAATATCATTTATAAAATGACAAACTATTAAAGGACACTAATAATGGCAACACAAAGTTATTCCACGGCAATATCTCACAGTAATACCACAAATTTCAGGGTATGGGGTTTAGAACTTTCTAACGCATTAGAAGCTGTAGGGCTTATAAAAACTACTGACACTGGTCAAATAAATTGGGCTTCAGCAAATAAACCGGCGATCAACGCTTCTGCCGGTTATGAGATTCGCATATTAAACGATTCATTACACGCTTCCGCCCCAATTTATGTCAAGATTGAGTACGGGACCGGGTCGGTATCTACATATCCGGTATTGTGGTTTACTGTGGGGACTGGATCAAATGGGAGCGGTACAATTACCGATATATTTTTCACCAGAGCCGTCCAATATAATGGAAACTATATAGCACTAGATTCGACGGTTGCCGCCAAACAAACATACATAAGTATGGTTGATGGTTTTTTTGGTCTATTATTTAAAGCTGAGAATTGCGCCACACTATACCCAGTAGCAGGTTTCATTATTCACCGAACGCAAGATAGCTCAGGAACTCCAACTGCTGAGGGGGTTGTCATCTATTCCCCAAATGTCGCATATAACCCGGAGCATCTGATGTTTAATTTTTCAACACTATATACATATTTCGTACAAAATACTAGTTTGTACGGTGGATCATTTGGAGCTACCATGCCCGGTGATTTATTGGTCGTTGGTACTATCAACGCGGGGGTGCCCGGTGATTATCAGTTAGCGCGCCACTACTGCGCGATGCCCCTAATTCAACCCCTTGGATTAATTGTTTCAGCATCCAATGGTGATACAATCGTACTTGGAACTCAATTCACCGCAACCGTTCTGGGAACATCGCGAAATTATATTTCACTCGGACCAAACGCTTTCGACCAATACTCGACATTCTGTATGGTATGGGAATAAAAAATGCCACTTTTGATTAATGATTATCTACCACAGATTTTAATACCAGTTACAAGATATTTTCCTTCAGGCGCGCTTAGAATAGCTGGCGATTCGCCATCCGGTCTAGTATTAGTTGGAATGGCCCCGGCATCCAGAACTGTGGATATATTCGACAGGGAGACTAAAGTCCTAGTTGCAACAACTGTTTCTGCTGGTGATGGTACTTATGAGTTTACAAACCTGTCGTCACGAACAGAAGGTTATGATGTTATTATCAGGGGTGTTATTTTAGATGGTGAGAGAGATGTCATAATACCCGGAGTACATCCCATCTAATGGATAACGATTTTAAAAAAGATTTAGACACATATTTTTATGACGCTCAATTGAGACGTTATATAATACAATTCATGGCAATCTTTTCCGGGTTGAAGGTTAAGGTTGGAAAAAATTCCAATGTAGATTCTTCAAACGATTTTGTAGATATTCCGGTAAGATATGGTAATTCTAGTAGAATCGTTGATGCAATCATAACAGAAAATACTCAAAATAAACCATTAAGTTTACCAGTGATGGCCGTAAACATGGTAGGCATGGACGTAGCAACACAAAGATTAAAAGGTATAGGAGCGCAAGAAAGGACTGTTAATCTACCAAGAGGTGGATCACTACCAGATGACCTTAAAGTTCTCTATAAACAGCAGCCTGTACCATATGATGGGATGATGGAGCTTAGTATATACACAAGTAATGAGCATGAACATTTCCAAATTTTAGAACAAATATTAATGATATTCGATCCAACGCTTCAGATACAGACCAGCGATGACGTGCATGATTTCGTGAGAATAACACAAGTAGAATTAAAATCGATAGACTTCAACACAAACTATCCAAAATTAGCTGACAAGAGAGTCATAGTCACTAATTTGAATTTCTTAGTGTGGTTCTATCTAGTACCTCCAGTTAATATCAAGACTAACTTCATCAAAGCTGTGAAGTTGAGATTGGAAGCAATTAAAAATACAGAAGATGTTAACGAAAAGGTTAGAGAGGTTAATAGAACAGATCCACCTTACAAAGTCCTATATGATATAGATGATATGGGCATCCCGCCAAACTAAAAATATAATCTATTTTGTGCACACGTAATAAATATCTGTAACATCTTATTTTATTTTAAGGAGATAACAGATGGCACAATTAATTAGCCCCGGCGTAGACGTAACCATAATCGACGAATCTTTCTATATTCCCGGTCGTGCTGCGAGCTTCCCACTTATTTTCATCGCTACAGAAGATGAAAAACTACAACCAGATGGCGAATCGCCTGCTGTTGGAACTTATGAACATAACGTTTTGAGAACTGTTACTTCTTTAAGACAGTCCATAGAATTATATGGTATTCCAAATTACTTACGTTCAGCTTCAAATTCTCATCATCATGGTGATGCCCGTAATGAATACGGTCTTGACGCATTAAACAAATATCTAGAAATTGGCAACAGAGCATATGTTATTCGTGCTAATGTTAACTTAAATGATAATCTGGATGATTTGAAAGATTTATGGACAAGAAAGATACAGATAGCAGCCGACTACTTGAATGAATTGGTTGCAAATTGGTTAGCAGAATACAATGCTGTTAACAATTTGTATCCAGCGGATGATTACTACAAAACGTCCGTGGACGGTGACACACTAAAGACTCTATTGGATGAAGCATTGAAAGATGTGTTCAATATGTATAGTTTCAGCAAAGAATCCAAAGATCTTCCAGCCGATAATCCAGTGGATGACGATAGATCATCCTCATTTAAAGATGAGTTCTTACTAAGTAACTTAACTGCACGTCCAGCATATCAAGACGTCCTAACAGAAACTTATAATGGTTTCATTGTGGCCGGTGACTATGCTGGATTGGAAGAAGGTGAAGAATATGGTGCAAGCGTATACATTGTTGGTGATCAAGACAATGATCTGGACGCTGAACCAATAACAATAGATTTACTGTTCAATGGTAGTAATGTTGTAACTTTCGGAGAGCTAGTCGATGCTATTAATTCGCAATTAGATAATTATGCTACATGCGAACTAATTCAGGGTGCTATAAGAATAACCAGTACATGGGCTGGAGCAACGTCTAGTGTTTTAATATCTGATGGATATTCAGGGACACTTCCACTATTCGCATCTTTAAGCTTATTTGATAGAATAAAAGATCCAATAAGCGGTAAAGGCATTTCAACATTAAACATCTATGATGATACATATGATAATGTCATAGCTGGTGATAATGAAATAGTTGCCGGTTATGAGGGTCTTTATGGTATGATAGACACATGGCCTTCTGGTACATTTACCGCTGACGAAGCGGAAGGCTTATTATTAGCAGCCGCTGGCGATTTTGATAATACAAAGGAATTCGTATTCTTCACCTCATTAGGCGCAAACAATCAAGAACGTTATGAAGAAATTGAAAGAGCCGTTGTAGAGGCAATTAATAATCCATTCAACGGTTCACGTTCAGAATGGTTAGAATATACCACTCTGATAGCTCCGGGCATTCACGGTTCAAAAGTATCAGCCGCATTATATCGTCTTATGCAGGATCAGTTAGAGGAAGTGTTCATCATTGATGAAACACCATTTGACAAACCAGCAACTGGACCAAATTCAATTGCGGCATGGGCAACATCAGGACCGAATAGAAATCAATATTGGCATGCCGCTGCATATTTTCCACATGGTCTATCATCTAACATAGATGGTTATGACATCATGACCACAGCAGCATCTGCCGCATTGCGCGTGTTTGCATACAATGACCAGCAGAGAGATGTTTGGTGGGCACCAGCGGGCGTTAATCGTGGTCAGTGTGGTTTCTTGCAGGATATTGGTTATGTGTCAGGAACTTTAGGCGGTCCAACCACTTTCGTTCAAGAATATTGTGACACTGGAACACGCGATGAGTTGTATGAGTCTCCAAAGAATATCAACCCAATTGCATATATTCCGGGTCGTGGCATTTTGGTAATGGGTCAGAAGACTGGTCAGGGTACTGCTTCAGCACTTGATAGAATCAACGTTGCAAGACTGTGTAAATTCATCAAGAGACAGTTGAGAAAAGGTTTGTTCGCATTCTTGTTCGAACCTAATGACAGTATCACTTGGGATCTGGTTAAGGCTGCATGTGACGGTTTCTTGAGCACATTGGTTGATCGTAGAGGACTGTACGATTTTGCGGTTCTGGTAGACGAAACGAATAATAATCCAGAGACCATAGATAACAATGAACTTCATGTTGACATAGCAATTAAGCCAACACGTGCGATAGAATTTATATACGTGAAAGTGCGCGTGGTTCGTACTGGAGCGAATATAGGTACTGGTAGATCCGGGTCCGCGCTGACGACTAGATAATTTATCACAATACGTCAAACAAAAGGTGAGAAGGTCTAGTTGACTTCTCACCTTTTTTATTGTAAGATTTTTACATTAATGATATAAAACGACATGATAATTTGTAAAATATGTAATACTGAATTTAATTCCATTATTTCCCCATCGCATTTGAGGAAACATAATATTACGCCACAGGAATATAAAAATATTTACGGTGAAAAATCATTAGCTACTGATGAGTATAGATTACAAAAAGCTAATCATTTTTCTGAAACTAATAGAGGTAGAACGGCGTGGAATAAAGATAAAACTATTCAATTGAGTGACAAACAAAAACAAGCATATTTAATACGAGAACAAAAATATGAAACTGGTGAATTATGCAGAAGAAAATATTCACCATTAACAACTGAAACAAAAAACAAAATATCGTCATCAATCAAGGATTATGCAAATAAAAATCCGGAGGAAATGAAACAACGGTACCAGAAAGCTGCAAAAACAAAAATGGAAAAAGGAATATCCATTCTACCATCAATGGCGGGCCATAAACACACGGATGACAATAAAGTTAAATTCAAAAATAACTTAGTAAAACTTTCACAAGAAAGAGTCAAAAACAGTCACGAAAAATTATTAAAAAAGATTCAAAAACAATTTCATTTATTAAATGATTTTTTGCATGATAAACTACAATTAAAATGTATTACTTGTGGAACTATATCATACAGAACCAAACAACATTTTTATGATTTCAGATTCCACGAAAAGTTATGTCCTACATGTTTTCCTAGAGCCATACTAACAAGTAAAGCTCAAACTGAAATTTATGAATTCATTAAAAATATTTTTAATGACACTATTTTAAATTACAAAACTAATCATGGTGATATTGATATTTACATTCCTTCCAAGAATTTGGGAATCGAATATAACGGTTTGTATTGGCATTCCACTGAAGTTTTAACTTACAACGACAAATCAAAAATAAAAGATTTCGACAAATACATCAAACTCAAAAACGATGGTGTGCAACTAATTTGCATTATGGAAGATGAATGGATAAACAAAAAAGAGATTGTCATATCCAGATTAAATAATTTTTTTGGTACAAGTAGTAAGATTGGCGCAAGAGACTGTGAAATAGTAGAATTGGATGTTACTGTAGCTAGGAAATTCTTTGGAGACAATCACATACAAGGATATGGAAATTCCCAAATCAGATACGGATTAATTAATAATGGTGAATTGTTATGTGCAATGTCTTTTTCCAACAGTAACATAGCCAGAAAGAATATTGATTGGGAAATTGTCCGATTCTGTAATAAGATTGGTACTTCTGTTACTGGTGGTGCTGGTAAGTTGTTCAAACATTTCATACAACAAATTAATCCAGATAAAGTTATATCATATGCTGATTCTAGATGGTCGTCTGGTAATCTTTACGGTAATCTTGGCTTTTCATTTGTTAGGCAGACGGTTCCAAACTATTGGTACTTCAAACCGAATGAACTTAAAAGAATCCATAGATTCACATTACGAAAGAGAAGTGACGAACCGAAAGATCTTACTGAAAAAGATCTAAGATTTTCTGAAGGTTATTACCACATTTATGACTATGGTTCAAGTAAATGGGTTTGGAACAAGACATAAGATAAATGTTATGGAACTGCAAGAATATATTAAAACTAAACTATTAAGAAAAGACGGGAAACTTAATTCCGCCATCTTGCGTCGCGATACATTCGTTCAGTCAGAAGAAAACAAACAAATTATAGATCAAACTAATTTCTTATCAGAACCATCTTTCTCTGAGAGGATATATTGCCTAATAAATGACATAAAAGAACAACAAATATGTCCTATTTGTAATAAAAATAATAGAGTTTTTCTCCCCAATTTTGGTAAGGGATATTCAGAAACATGTAACGATATAGCATGTATAGGAAAAAATTCAAACCGAATAGAAGAGATAAGAAAAACAAAACAAGAAAAATATGGTGGCATGGTTTCTGAGAAACAAAAACAGTTGTTTGTCAACAATATTCCACAAATGCTTGAAAAATCTAGAAAAACTCTGTCAAATAAGTATGGAGTTGATAATCCCGGAATGCTGCCAGACCATTATAAAAAGGTCAAAGCCACTAAGTTACAAAAATATGGTAATGAAAATTGGTTTCTGAGTGATGTCGGAAAAGAGAAAATACACAAAAACAAGCTCGAAAAATTTGTAAATTGTACTAATGTACAAGAACCTAATGATTCGTTAAAACAATTGTATCCAAATGCAACAGATTATTATACATTCATTTGTGATGTTTGTAATAATCAAGATACTATAGCATATTATACCGCAAAATGGCGGCTGACACATTTCAATACTACATGTTCTGTTTGTTCTAATCTTAAATATGGTAGTAAATTTCAAACGCAAGTGTTTGATTTTGTTAAAGATTTTACCAATTGTAAACAAAATATACGCATATTGGAGAGTAACAAACAAGAAGTTGACATATATTGCGAAGATAAAAAAATGGCATTTGAATGTAACGGACTGTACTGGCATTCTGCCGAACATTTCCAATCAAATGGTAAAGAACATAATAGAGATTTTCTAAAATATGAACTGTTTAAACAAAATGGTATACGTATATTTTCTATTATGGAAGATGAATGGCTACACAAACAAAATATTGTTAAGAGTAGAATTAAGAACATCCTTGGTGTTACCACAGATAAAATATATGCTAGAAACTGTATAGTGCGACCAATAGATAGAAAATTAGCCAGAGATTTTATAAATGATAACCATATCCAAGGTTATCACGGATGTTCTGTAGCTTATGGATTATTTTATAATAATGATCTAGTTTCTGTAATGACGTTTACAAGCTCAAATATAACTAGAAAACTAAAAGATACTTGGGAGATTTCTCGCTTCTGTTCACTGATAGACACTAATATTGTAGGCGCAGCCGGAAAACTATTCTCTCGCTTTGTGAAGGATGTAAAGCCAGAATTAGTAGTATCATATGCTGACACTCGTTGGTCTGATGGTAATCTTTATAAGCAGTTGGGATTCTCATTTGAACATCAAACACCATGTAATTATTGGTATGTTGATAAGAAGGAAACAAAGAGAATTCATAGATTTAACCTACGCAAGCGACCTGATGAACCAAAAGACAAGACAGAATTTGAGTTGCGTATGGAACAGGGATATCTTAAAATATATGACTATGGTTCAAGTAAATGGATTTGGCTTAAACCCACATCGGAACATTAGAATCTTCTTGAGATTGCCCATAAGCAGACATCTGCGAAAATGGGTCTGTTATAACCAATTGTGGACCATATGGTGTACGCCTAAACATCATATTATCAGCATGTAAATCTAAATGCCAATTCTTCTTTAGGAATTTTGATAAGAATACTAACGCATTGTAAAGATTACGGTCTTTCACTAATTTTCTTACAGAACTCTTTTTGATAGCCTCGCTCAGAAAATATGCCAGCATCATATCAGTATCAATACCCCAAGCTCTTTGAATACCCTCGTCTATAATCAAATCAAGGACGTGTTGGAGTTCTTCTTTTGATATAGTATGCATACTATTTAATTGTTCCATATTGAACTTATGTAACGTAACCCCTTGTTTATCCGTATACTTGTTGACGCCATATATTCTTGGGAAATATGGGTTCATTTTCTGATCACTATTCACTAGCGCTTTTACGAACTCTGGGTATAAATCTTTCTGATGGTAGTTTTCGCCAGAAGTATCGATTTTTTGTCGTTTAGACACCATATGTGGGTCTTTAGGGTCTTTTCTCACAATAGAATATCTACCAGAACCCATCAGGTCTTTCGTTTCTCCACGCTTACCACTAAACGCTTTATTTGGTATGTTTACGTCTTTAATGTCAGTTTGAATGATCTCGTTTAACAACATTTTTATTTCTCTACATAATGATCATAGAAATTTTCTAATCTAGCTAAGACTTTCTTCTTAGTTTCACTTTCTAAATTGGATATGAATTTACCTTCTGGCAACTGTGTTAATATTGACAAGAATCTCTTGAAACTGTCTCCAAAATATTCTTTCTTGATAGCTTGCTTTGCCATGTTGGCTGAAGTTTGTTTTGCAGCGTTTGCTGTAGAATTTGCTGTTTTGTCTAGTTCAGCTATAGCTGATTTATACTCATTGAGTTTATTAGCATATGCCTTCATTAATGCATCATATCTAGCATCAACTTCGTCATTATCTTTACTTTTTATCTCATAAGTAGTTTCTTTATTTTTCTCATGAAATTCATCTCTAGCTTCGTCTAAGAATTTGACTATAGCTTGCTTTACCTTGCCAGCCATTTGCTGTTCTTCAATCTTATTCAGCAAATCATCTCTTGAAACTTCTCCGCTGTATTTCGGATACTCTACAACTATAAAAAATTCATCACCTTTTGATGCTAACCTTGCATTTTCCTGCCCAGCACGGAAAACCATATTCAAAGTTTTATAATTTTTATCTTTAATGACCTGTCCAACATTTAGTTCTGAGTGGTTAGGTTTCTTTTCTATGTGTGCAGTATCAAACCCACCATAGATTTTATGTAACACCAATGTTGCCTCTTCTTGGTTAGCATTGGTCTTTTCTAATAAAAAAGATGCAAATCGTTTCATTTTTATAATTCCTGTTTGATATATTTATTGTTGAGATGTAAAAAAAGTTAGCTTTTATTACACACTTATAATAAATAGATATAACTATTGTACATGTTTAAGGAGCTAAGTCATGGCATTAATAACAGATATGGGCGTACTACCAAATGCTGGTGGAATTATCCATCCAATTGTCAAGCACAAGTGGAGAGTATTTTTCTATGGCATCGGTGGTCCTCGTGGAAACGTTCAGACATCAGGAACTGATGGAGAAATTTTAACCCTACAGGCAGTACAGGGTGATAGACCTAAATTAGAATTCGAAGAAATCGAATTACATCGTTATAATTCAAGAGCTTGGATTGCCGGTAAGCATAACTGGCAGCAAGCTACATATCAGTTCGAAGCTGATGTTGGTGGACGTGTAACTCAAATCTTCCAAGAACAGTTAGAAAAGCAACAGGCTATTATTGCGCCGGGTGCTGGTAGAGTTTTAAACTCAGCATATGCCGGTCAACAATATAAGTTCGCAATGATCTCGCAGATGATGGATGGTGATATTACCCCATTAGAGTCATGGGCACTTGAAGGTTGCTTTATTCAAGCTATTGATTATGGTGAAAAGGATTACAGCGTATCAGAAGCGATGAAATTATCCGTAACTTTCCGTTACGATCACGCACGTCAGTTAATCACTGGTATCGAAGGTATGGCTACAGGTGGTCCAGCACCACTTGGCAACAGCAACAGCTAAACCTAGTGCTGATAGTGTTACAACAAAGGGGCCAATCGGCCCCTTTGTTTTTTCAATAAATAGAATATAATGGATTTTTATATGGCGACAGTTAGAGAAGTAATAGAAGCATTTGATAGGCAAGAATACACTCAAGTGCAAAAACTTATTCAGAATATTAGAGATGCCGCTCTTATCGGTCCCGTGCCATTTCAACCAAATGATCCATTAACAAAACAGGCAGAAATAGACAGAGCATTTCCGTATATACAAGACGTGGCTAATGGTCCAATTTCAAAAGGAATTGAAACATTGAAAGCTACAACTATGGTTATAAATGGCTCTTCATATTCTGGTATGCAAAAATTTGGCATTTATTCTTTTGTACACGCTCCTGATTTATTCAAAAGAACAGATAATGAAAATGGAGCTATTTTAGTAGTTGATACATTATACATGAGAGATTATTATAATTTATTACGAACAATAAACAAAACTGAGTTTAATTCTTTTACTGAATTTATGAAGAAAATATTTAAGCTGATAAAATCTGGAGCATTTGATAAAACCGCATGGTCTAATAGTATAAAAATTGAATGTAAAAGAGTTATTAAAATTTGTGTTAACTATAGGCAAGTAGTATGATTATTCCTCCACCGCCACCGGGCAATGGGCGCTCAAAATTATTCAACCCGACTTGGCAATTGGGTAAAAATACATATGATTTTAGTTCGGTATTACAACAAACAAATACTCGTTTAGACGTAGACGATAGGATAATAACCAGAATCCCAGATGATATGGCAGATGGTGAGGCTCCGAAATTAAAATTTAATTTTACTGTAGAATTCGCATTTAGAGATAATGACCCAGAGGTCCAAAATGATGTAATAAAACATCCCGGCTACGAAGAACCTTATGATAATAAATTCGCTGTCTTAAAAGTTACTAGACCCAACCCAACAGTGAATTATCATAAAGCTAACTTTTATAATTTTAGAACTAATGTCGCCACTAATGTTGATTATGGTACGGTGAATGTGGTGTTCTACGATGACGCTTCAAATAGAGCACATGACATATTCGATCAATATTTTACACTATTAAGTCCGGTTTTTTCTTGGGATATTGAAAGCAGAGCTAACACTATGGATCGCCACGGTTTCGGTGATAGTTCCGATGCACCGCCAGCCATGGCTGGCGGTGCTGCTGTTACCCCGGTAAACGCACCGGGAAAAAGAACTGCATCATTGGGTGAGTTAGAAGCTAGACATGGTATAATAAGATATATTAAAATATATCATGAATATTTTGTTAAGGAATCTGGCGTAAATCAGTCCCCAGTGAGAAGGACTACCGTTTACACATATTTAAATCCTAAAATAACATCAGCTAATATGGATGAGTTGGATATGTCTCAAAGTGCTGTAACTATCGTTGATTTGACTTTCAATTATGATAGTGTGTTTGTTATTCATAAAGATTCACCTATTACAAACAGCGGTGAAATAATTCCATAATATGATATGAGATAATGCGTAGAGCGAACGAAGGTAAATTCACCCCGAAGAATCTAGACAAATATATTGGAGATCATACAAAAATAATGTATAGATCTAATTTAGAATACAATGCTTTTATATTCTGTGATAATAATCCGTTTGTATTGAAATGGGGTTCAGAAATAATAAAGGTACCATATATGAAACCGTATCCAGATGGTAGTATTAGACCATCAATATACATACCGGATTTATACGTAGAGTTTATTGATAAAAATAAACAATTAAAGAAGGTTTTATTGGAAGTAAAACCAGAAAAATTCATAAATAAAAGCAAGTCCAAAAAGAGAAAAACCGCGATTGTAGAAAACTATACTTATATGATTAATATGATAAAAGCCGAAGCCGCACAAAAATGGTGTTCGACTAGAGGGATAGAATATAGATTCGCAATAGAAAAAAACATAATACGTTGATAAATATATAAAATTAAGGATTTTTCATGTCTATACTGCAAGAAATTATAAAAGAAATGGCTATTACAGGTGCTGGATCAATCGCTGCTAATCCTAGCGGTGGTGGAGAAATGCGTCGTCGTGATATACGTGGTGATACTAGCAGACGTGAATGGTCAGATTCATCTAGAGCGGATCAGGCTGCACGCAGAGAGGCTGGTTCCAAGATGTATGTAGACCCAAAGTCCAAACAAAGTCTAGATGCGGCTAAGGCAAAACTGAAAAAGAAGAAGTCGATTAAAAGTAAAATAAAACGTTTCTTTGGTCTAGGAGAAGCTGTAGATTTGAATGATGTGGCATCTCGTTTTAAAGACTTACAAACTGGTGCCACAGATGATGACACTGTTACTTATGGCGTTGAAGATGATCAAGGTAATTTGATGAAAGTCACTGTAAGGTCTGATGTCGCAAAAGATTTCGAAGAGAGATTAGCTCACGAAATCCAAAAGAATGCCGAATTTAATACTGACATAAACAAAATTCCGAATAGAAATACTCCATCAATGGCAGAAGTTCTGTTTAAACTTAAAGACGAATTCGAAATCATAGATGTGGAGTTTCCAACAATTCCCAAAAACACCGTGTACAAGGCTGCTGGTGTAGATGTGCGTGAGCCAGAATCAGGGGTCGGTAAAACTGACTTAGATAATGATCTAGGATATGAAGATGATGAATTCGGCTCACCCGATGGTGAAGATGAATTTGGACTTGGCGGTGGAGAAGGCGACGACTTAGATTCTCTAGACGGAGAGCTAGACGGCGAAGATGGTATGGGTGTACCGGGAGAGGATGATTTCTCTGATGACGAGAGTGTTGAAGATTTTTCTGGTGGCGGCGCATCTTCTGGCGGAACCGAAGGTTTGTTAAATGCTATATTACAGATGTTGCAATCCGATGCAGAAGCTAAAAAGGCACAGGCCGAAGCTGAAGCTGAAAAAGCTAAAGCATTACAGGCTGAATATTCGGCCAAAGCCGCAACAGCTTCTATAGCCCAACAGACAGAATTAATGGCAATGGAACAGGATATCGCCAAACAGAAAGAAAAAGAAAAAGAAGCCAGAAAGTTGGCAGATTTGGCTAAGTTCCAAGTCAAAAAATCCAATAGCTTTACATCCGAAGCAGTGAATGCGTCTGCTGCTGTGGATAAAATTTTATTAGAACTTGACGTGGTTGATAATATGCAGTCTATAATGGCTGTTAGACGAGTCATAAACACTGCATATAGACCGCTTCCAACCGATGATGAAGCCACTAAAAAATATAAACAAACACAAAGAAGACTAGCAATGCAGGAATGGATGGCTAAAAGACGAGGCGTCCAAGTTAAAAAAACCTTTGATACGGAAAAATCTCAACAAGAACAACAACTGCAAGCCAGAGAACAAGAATTGGCCAGAAAAGAGAATGGTCAGCAACAAAATGATCAACAACAAAATGGTCAGCAACCTAATAATAAACAACCAAGACCGAGACCCGCAGTGGCTTTACCAAAAAATGAGTTCAGTGGCGCGAGTATGCGATAATGTCAGACAATATTTTTAATTATGAATTTGACTTATTGGAAGAATCTCCAAGAGTCACCAGACAGATGAAGAGAGTTGGTAACAATACAAAGAGACAGTTTCGTTGTATGTCTGGTGATAAACAAGGTCGTTTAGTTTCGGATTCCGGTAAATGTGGAATAAAAAAAGATCCAAAAAGGGTTCTTCAAGGTAAAATGGCGGCTAGGCATAAGAAAGCTCAGAAGGCTAGAAAGTCAAAAAGAACTAAGGCTAAACCATTTTCTAGACGATTAGTTAAGTTTAATGATTTCCTTAAGGGTAAACTGAACGAAAAATAAGATCATAAATAACTTCATATAAACTATGAGGTAATTATGTCTGTATCAAAATCCCCCTTTGTATTAATTGAAGATTTCGTTTCACCATTGTTATGTGAAGAGATAGTAGATTCTTGTTTGATAGAAGTACCAGACACAGACGAAAATCATAAGCCAATTATGAGTGTTAGGTTCAATAGGCTAGCCGAACTGCGTTTGGGTGAGTCAATAAATGAAATACTCATTCCAGAATTGGAACAATATTATGATTTTGAATACAAGGGTATGCACCCATTTGAAATAGAGTTTTACCCACAAGGGTGTAAGAATAATAAACAAAGATGCGAGAATAGTGTCTTTGTTGCAACTAAAGGTAAGAAAAGTTGGCACAGAACAAGTTCAAAAGATTTTTGTTGCGTATTGTTCCTGAAAGATTATAGAGACAAAAAACCTCTTGACCCATACTATGAAGTCATGGGCGGTAAGCTACAATTTTTAAATCATAACTTTTCCATTAATCCAAAACGTGGTACATTAGTAGTATTCCCCGGCGAAGAACATTTTATAAACTATACAAGTGATATTTTATATGGTGATCTACATCAGGTTAGATTCTATATAGCGGCAACAAAGCCTTACATTTATGACAAGAGTAAGTTCCCCGGCGATTATACTACATGGTTTAAATAAACTATGCTACTTGCTATCGCAGGTAAAGTCATTTAAGATGTTTGTACAACATAGGAATTGACAAGATGGCCAGACCAAAGAAAGAAAAACAATCAGAAAGTTTCGTAATGCCAACTAAAGAAGAAGATGTTAAGGCTCTAAAAGAGATCCTATTCGAAATCTCTGGACAACTTCAAATGATAGAAGATGCAAGGCAATCCATTTCGGATCGTTGTGAAGACATTGAAGTTGGATTCAAGATACCAAAGAAGGTAGCAAAGAAAATGGCTACTACATGGCACAAGCAAAATTTCGATGATCTTGACCATGAAAATACCATCTTCGGCGAGGTCTATAGTAGACTATTCAAAGAGTCTGGCGAAGAGGATACACCATCTGTAGACACAGGGCCAATCAATAGTTTTAACTGATGTATATTTCAGCACAAGCAAGTTATGATAGATCCCATGTAAAAGTTTGGGAACGTACAGAACGGGGAAGGATTCTTAATGAATATCCTTCCCCGTTGTATTTCTATTTGGAAGATAAAGATGGTAAATATCGTGATTATAAAGACACAAAACTAAGAAAACTACAGTTTGATAATTATGATGATTACTATAATACCGCCAAGAGATTAAAAGCTCAGGGTAAAAAACTATGGGAATCTGACATTCCACTTGAATATAAGGTTTTATCATCTCATTATCACGATAAACTCACTGGAACATTGAATGTCGGTTTTTACGATATAGAAATCGACTATGACAAGACCAGAGGTATGCCTGACATATACAATGCTCCTTATGCGCCAATTAATGCCATATCATTATACTGTGTTCATAATGGTAAGATGCTTGTATTGGCCGTTCCGCCAGATAAGAACTTTAAATTAGAAGACGTATCCAAAGATGTACTTGATCTAGGTGAAGTACGACTATTTAACAATGAAAAACAACTATTATTAGCATTTATCGACGAGATAGATGACATAGACATCTTATCCGGTTGGAATAGCGAAGGTTTCGATGACGTATACATTTACCAAAGATTGAAGATGGTATGCGGTGAAGAGATTGCTAACAGACTATCTTTTGACAAGGCCAGAAAGCCATACTTCAAAGAACAACAAGATCGTTTAAATAAAGTGAAACCAGTTTTGGTAACATCTGGTAGATGTTTAATTGACTTGATGTTAGTCATGATCAAATTTGAACCCGGAGAGCGCGACTCGTTCGCGTTAGAGGCTGTTGCAGAAGAAAAACTACCAGACTTACCCAAACTCCAATACGAAGGGAGTTTAGCAGATCTATATAAAAATGATTTCAATTTCTTCTTACGATACAATATTAGAGACTGCGAAATCCTCAAAGGATTAGAAGATAAGTTTGGTTATATAAAGTTGGCCATTCTAATGTATCATATGGATACTGGTTTACTTAATGATGTATTAGGTACAATCAGATTGACAGAAATGGCAATAATAAATTATTGCCATCATACTCTCAACATTGTTGTTAATGACAAAGAAATAGATGGTGAATTCTCCGGGGAGAAATTCGGCGGTGCATTCGTTTTACCTCCATTGGTAGGATTACATGAATGGGTTGGGTCAATTGACGTAAATTCCCTATACCCATCATCTATGATGTCTGTAAATATTAGTTTTGATACTTTGATAGGACAATTTGCAGAAAACGTTATTGCATATGAAAATGTGATATCAAAAACCGATAAAAAGCTATCATTCATATTTGAAGATGGTTCAGTGGAATCATTGACTGGAAAGGAATGGAATAACCTACTAAAAGAAATGAATTGTTCAATTAGTGGATATGGAACCGTCTTTTCGTTAGAAAAGAAAGGAATTATACCATCATTATTGAAAGAATGGTTTACAAAAAGGAAACAATTCAAACATAGGTCAGAAGAAAATGAAAGGAAATATCTGGAAACAGTTAAGACTGATCCCACACAATCTAAAAAATACCTAGACGATCACCGTCTATATGATTTGATGCAAAAAGTTTTTAAGCTGAAATTGAACTCTACTTATGGCGCATGCGGAAACAGGTTCTTTAGATTCTTCGATATAAGAATGGCGGAATCAACTACTAAAACCGGAAGACAGATATTATTTCATATGTGCAAGTCGATTTCAAAATATTTGGTTGGTAAGTATGAATACCCAAATAACTATATCATAGCTGGCGACACTGACTCGAATTATTTTAAAACATTGACCGATAACTATGAAGATTGTACAAAAAAAGCGAAGGATATAGCAAAATATATTAACGAATCATTTAATGAATTTTCAGTTGATCATTTCTTACTATCTTCAGAGTACTTAAACATTTTTGCGGTGTCACAAGAAACCATATCAGATCGTTGTATTTTTACTAACGGTAAGAAGAACTATATGATGCATATAGTAGAAAAAGATGGTAATAAAGTTGACAAGATGGTAGTCAAGGGATTACAAATAAAGAAAACTAATACTCCAAAACCGATAAGAAAAATGTTAACTAGCCATTTTGAAAGATTTTTGAAAGGCGAGAGTTGGTCTTCAGTTGGATTATCTATTTTGGAAAACAGAGAGAAAATTTTAAAAGCTGAACAATTGGACCTCGATAGGTTAGGGCTACCGAAAAGAGTCAACAATCTAGAAGAATATTATGGTCATTTTGTAAATGGTACAAAGGGTGTTACAATTCCGGGAAACTGTATGGCATCAATATTTTGGAATAAATGTTTAGAGGATTTCGATGATAAAATTTCATTAAAGATAGTATCTGGTATGAAAATAAAAACCTTTTATTTCAAAAAACCAATTGAGAAATTTAAGTCTATAGCTTTGCCAATTGATCTTGAAATTGTACCAGAATGGTTTTATCATAATATAGAAAATAAAATTGACAGAGAACAACAAATTATTAGAATAATAGATAAGGTGTGCAAGCCATTATTAATTGCAATAGATGAAAAATTACCAACAAGAAAAACATTACTTATAGAAGAATTAGTGGAATTTGAATGAATAAATTATTACCAAAAGATATAGAATTGATCAGACGATCAATTGATATAGCACAATCAAATGAGATATCAGATATCTCGTTTAAAGAGAACCGAGTGGGAGGATATTCCTCTGAAGCTGGTATATTC